CAAAACTATTTTATCGAATCAGTTGTAATAATGTTACACTCACAGATTCTGTGATAGGTCAAGCACAAAAGTATTTTTTACCGAATCAGTTGCAAGATTGTCACACTGTTGCAAATATGTTTTGTCAAGTGTGGCAAAAATGTCGTTCCCGTTCTGTTCTTTGTTCCCCTTCTGTTCTTTGTTCCCCTTCTGTTCTTTGTTCCCCTTCTGTTCCCCTACCCCCCACAGTGGAAATTAAGACCCCCCTACAGTGGAAATTAAGACCCCCCTACAGTGGAAATTAAGATAGAGCTTGACCCCACCAGTGGAAAATGCTAGGGTGATTCTAGTAACCGAAAGGATAAGAAAATGAGACTGAAACTGTTTAAAAATAGTATAACTGAGGTCAAAGTGGGTGGTATCGATATGAGTGACTATCCTAAGTTTTGTGATGCTTACATCGAGTCTGCTTTGATAGATGGTGTGGAAGCCACTGAAGCGGAGCTTGAGGACTTGACTGAAGATAGCTCATTTCTTTACGAATGCATACACAATCAAATCCACTAATAGAAGGAGACGCCTACAATGGAAAATATAGTTTACGATTTTGACCCTGATGTATTTAGCACAAAGGTAAAAGCTAAGAAAAAGCGCATTACCATTTCGCAGATACTGAAAAAGATTGATTGCGAACACATGGCACTTGAAAAGATTCTCACCAGTGGTGGTAATTACTTTTTGTTCACGTATGACACGCATCCAGATTTTGACGGTGAGGATAGACCAGAGTGGGCAGACTGGGCGCAGCATAGCGTTAACGTCCATCAACTTAATCATATGTCGTTTGATAAATGGGTGGAAGAAGGCCGTTCGTTTGCTAGAGATATGTCTGCATAGATAAGAGGAGACCCCTACAATGGAAATAAGAAAAACATATTTATTAGTATCGGCTGACGTTGAGATGATGTTTGCATCAGGAGTGGTTCACTCATTCCGCATCTCAGACATACCGTGCGTATGGGAGTGGGATGAGATGTCGAGAACAGCCTGTGAGTATTGGGCTGCGTTTGATTACATAGGAAACACATGGCACAACTACGATTGGTTCTCAATCAAGTCCTGGACTGGATCACCAAACCCTATATACAAACGTCAAAATAAAAATGCACTGAGCATTGATGGACTGGATCACCATTGAAAAAGGATACAGACGAATGTACCGAGTAAATATGATAGATGACACAGGGTTCCTGTTTGCCTATCTGACGTTCAGATTTGAGGATGAGGCAAAGACATACATGAGCAAATTTAAACCTGAGCGAACTAAATTAGTAGTTGAAGAACTGTAGAATGTAGTTTAGTCTACGAATCATAGATAAACACTTGAAACAAAAGGAACATAAAATGACTAACACAATGACCAAAGAAGCTGTGTACGAAGCAATCGCAGCTAAGTCTACCAAGATCAGTACAGTGTCGTTCATCAAGGCAGACGGTAGCATCCGTACTATCAATGGCCTGTTCAAACCATCGTCTAAGATCGTAGGGTCTGATCGTGGTGTAGCACAAGGTGAGGCTATGAAGGCGCGTGGACAGGTTCCTGTGTACGAACTGTCGAGCCAGCGTTGGAAATCATTTTACGCTGACCGTGTAGTGGAAATTAAGTAATGTCTACTGCACTCTTATGTCTGGCTACTGCCATTTACTTTGAAGCCCGTGGGGAGAATCTCACGGGTCAGAGGGCAGTAGCCTCTGTAGTACTCAACCGAGTGGAAGACCCACGATACCCTGATACCATCTGTGGGGTCGTGTGGGAACCTAAGCAGTTCTCGTTCACCCACGATGGAAAACCTGAGAAGATGTACGAGGTAGAAGCTCGTGAGACAGCCATGCAGGTAGCTGAGGAAGCCCTACAAGGGAATGGGTTAAACATTACCAGTACGCATTACCATAGCACAGGAGTAAAACCCTATTGGACCAAGCAGTTTCTTCTTGACGGTAGGGTTGGTAATCATTACTTTTATACTAATCAAACACCATACAAGTAAGGAGAGGCACATGACCCCATCAATGGAAAGACACCTGATTGAACTGGGTTTGTTACCACCAACGGAATTACAGGTACTAGAGAGTATGTCACAAGCACTAACAGATCACTGTCGTCGTATGACCAAAGGTTTTTACGATGACCCCCGAAATGAAAATGGAGAGGTTCCCTTCTAATGATGATATTTCTACTGATATGGTTCCAAGTAGTACCAGAGCAAGGTGTTAGGTATCACCATCTGAGTACACATGAAAATAAGACTTTTTGTCAAACAGCATTGAGGGATGCTAGTGTGATGGTAAACGATAAAACTGAAACGATAGAGTGTATTGGAGTAAAGATAGATGCAAATTAAGACGACATACATTGGTCACATGGGTAATGATCTCTCAGTAGTTAATGCAGCTAGGGTATCATTCGGCAAGAAATCTGAGATGGATATGTCTGATCCTTTTGGGCCACCTCAGTTGAAAGAGAAGGATGCTAAACTAATACGCTATCTGGCAGATCACAGTCATATCAGTCCATTCGGACATTGTTTTATTTCTGTTCATGTCAAGAGTCCAGGGTTCGTAGCTAGGCAGCTAGTTAAGCACAAGTTCCTACGTTGGAATGAGATAAGTCGTAGGTATGTAGATAATGAACCAGAGTTTTATATACCTGATGGGTGGCGTGGGCGTAGTGCTGATAAGAAGCAGGGTTCCGAGGGTATAGTAGATGTAGGTGATTGGGGAGATGCAAACTGGGCATGTCTAAAAGCCTACAATGATCTACTTGAGATTGGCGTAGCACCAGAGCAAGCACGTATGGTACTTCCACAATCAATGATGACTGAGTGGTACTGGTCAGGCTCACTGGATGCATTTGCTGATATGTGTAGGCTACGTCTAAAGTCTGACGCACAACAAGAAACAAGAGAGGTAGCTATGCAAGTATACGAGATTATAGAGCCTTTATTCCCTGTGTCGTGGGAAGCACTGATGGTACAGGGGGAAGGATGATGGGATTCATATGGGGTGCATCAGTGACTTATCTATTGGCGTTGATCTTGATGATGGACGCTGTGGATACCGCCGAGGGAATAGACGACGACGAACGAAATGGTGCAACATTGTTTGTGTTCTTTTGGCCTTGGGAAGCTGTACTGGTAATATTTCACAGACTGACAGGGGGTCGTTTCAATGGAGAATAATAAGGCTACAATCCAGGATATCATACGAGAGATGTTGAAATGCCCACGGGTAACAACAGAGGATGTGATCCACATTATTAGGTTGCGACAGGAAGAACTATCACAGGAACCTGAGCATGAATGAAAAAGAGATTGTAAAGATGTGTGATAGGTTGGCCTACAAGTACAACAACAAAGGACACAGAGAGGATATGAAGATGGAAGGTATCCTAAAGTGCTACGAGATACTTGGGGAAGAACCTAATGTCCATCCAGCGAAGCTCTACCGTGAGGCTAAAAGGCGTATGCACGACTATATAAACCTCGATATAAAGCCTGTGTCCATCCCTAAGCACAGTAGATCACGTAGGCTTGTGTATAACCCAGAGGATAATAACTCAGGGGATATGTCTGAGGATGGCTATGGGTGGCTGAGGGCTGTCCTGACAACCTATGATGTATCCTACGACGAAGACTACGGCATGTCAGATAAGGATCATGTTGTGGAATACGAGAGAAAGGAACAAGCAGACCACATAAGAAGTGTTGCATCTGAGACACTATCTGCAACTGAATTGTACATAATCCAGCTTAGGTACTATCAAGACCTAACACAATATGAGGTAGGTATAATGCTTGGTACTAACAAGATGTGGGTATCTAGGCACGAAAAAGCTGCGTTAAAGAAGTTAGGAAAGGAGTTATTGTAACAATTCGTGATGTTACTAAATATTAGAAATGTCCCTATAAGCAAGTGTAGGGATTACATAAGTATTAACTTTAGTATTTAAACTAGATCAGTTAAATACTTATGTATAACTTAAGTACAAGGAAGGTCGTTATAATATGGCTGAACACGGACACCAACCATGCCCATATCAATCGTGTGGCTCTTCCGATGCCTTCAGTTACAACACTGAGGGCTACGGCAAGTGTCACGCCTGTAACAGAAGCTACCCGTCCAATGGAAATATGTATGAGTGGGCGAAGGATAAATACCCAACAAAAGAAAGGGACGATTATATGTCGTTTACACCAAAACTGATCGAAGATGTATCAAACGGTGAGTATGTCAATATGCGTGGCATCAACACTAAAACGATGGAAGACTTCGGCGTACTGACTTGGGATGACCGTCAAGAGTACGTATACCCCAGCGGTGGAATTAAGGTTCGTAAACTGTCGGAGAAAGGTTTCTACGCTAAGGCAGGTTTCAAAGGTGATGAACTCTTCGGTATGAATCTGTTTACTGCTGGTAGCTCTAAGATGGTAACGATCACAGAAGGTGAACTAGACGCCCTATCTGTGGCTCAGATGCTCAAGAGTGGCTACACTAACCCTGTGGTATCTCTACCGTCTGCTACACCGTCTAAGAAGCTATGGGAGAACTGTGCTGACTGGCTCAACAGTTTTGAGAAGATTATCCTGTCAGTTGACAATGATGAAGCTGGTAATGCTCTTGCTGATCGTGTGTCCAAGCTGTTCCCTAACAAGGTCTACCGTGTTGACCACAGACCCTACAAGGATGCCAATGAGTTCCTACAGGCTGGTAAGGCTGCTGACTTCAAAGGTGCATGGTGGAACGCACGTAAGTTCACACCTGAGAACGTGATGAACAGCACACAGGACTTCTTGTCGTTGTACAAGGATACACCTGAGCACCAGTATATACCAACGGGTATACAGGCATTAGACGATAAAATACTTGGTCTCATGCAGGGTCACTTCACAGTGATTAAAGCACCTACAGGTATCGGCAAGACCGAGATCATGCGTTACCTTGAGTACAATATGCTACAGCGTAAGGTTCCTATCGCAGCATGGCACTTGGAAGAGACTAAGCTACGATCCCTGCTTGGTCTTGTGTCATACGAATGTGGGGATAACCTAACACGTAGGGACTTGATCGAAGAGAAGGGTGCAGAAGATCAGGTAGTACAAGCTATCGGTAGGCTAACCGCCGACGAAAACTTCTACCAGTTTTACTTAAGTGATGGTCAGGGTGCTGACGATCTGATCGACCAGATACGTTACTTTGCTGTAGCCTGTGGTGTTAAGTTTGTATTCTTTGAGCCTATCCAAGATGTGCTTGTAGGATCATCTGATGAGAGTAAGGAACAGATGTTAGCTGACCTGTCAGTACGTCTATCCAAACTGTCTGCTGAGTTGAACGTAGGTATCGTGACCATTGCTCATACTAATGATGATGGTCAGATGAAATACTGTCGTATGATCGGACAACGTGCTTCGGTTATCATTGACCTTAAACGTGATAAAGAAACTACAGACCTACAGGAGCGTAACACAACGTACCTGTCCATAGAAAAGAACCGTCCCTGTTCAGAAGAAGGTAATGCAGGGATGATGCGATTTAACACAGACACATTCATACTAAGCGAGGTGATATGACACAAAGAAATCAAAAGTCCGTTACGGAAGGTACTGACGCAGAGAGACACTTTATTTCTCTCAGAGGTTCAAACTTCATACGCAAATCAACACGAGATGAGGACATCCACGAACACTGGGATGTGTTGGATAAAGAGTTTGGTCGAATTGACGTTAAGGCAGCTAAGAGGATGTTCAGAGGTGGAGACATAGACCATACAATCTGGTGGGAACTAAAGACTGTCAATCGCCCCCCCGAATGGAAACCAAAGAAAGGTTGGGGCGTACCAAACGGTATTGATCGACTTATTGCAGTTAGGGGTGAAAATGCCTTTTACTTAATTAGACCAGAAAGTATCATAGATGATTTGAGAGAGCGGTGTACTAAGTATTATCGTGGCGAGTTCGGTCTTTATGGTCGAGAGGGTCGTGGTGACTTAACAACAATACTACCTTTGTGGTATGTAGAGGAAAATGCGGAAGTTTACTTGGAGGTATGAATGACAACAGTATATGACATTGAAACAGACGGTCTATTAGATGAGTTGACCAAGATTCATGTCTTGTCTTATTCAGATGATGGTAAGACGGTACATCATACGCATGACTACGATGAAATGCGTGAGTTCTTTACTACACGCAAGGCACTTGTAGGTCACAATCATGTTCGCTTTGATATACCAGCGGTGGAAAAGGTGCTAGGCATTGAGGTAAAGGCTCGTCTGATCGACACTCTAGCGTTATCTTGGTATCTACACCATGACCGTATGAAGCATGGGCTTGAGGGCTACGGAGAGGACTATGGAGTGCCTAAGCCTGTCATTAAGGACTGGGACAGCCTGACACCAGAAGAGTACGCTCACAGGTGTGATGAGGACGTTAAGATCAACGTGCGTCTATGGCGTGACTTAGACCTTAAGCTCAACAAGCTGTACCAAGACTCAACTGAGAAGGATCGTCTGATCGACTATCTTACATTCAAGCTAGACTGTGCAAAAGAACAAGAGACCCTACGATGGAAATTAGACGTAGACAAGGCACAGGTAGCCTACGACGAAATCATGGCACTAAAGATAGAGAAGGTAGACCAACTAGCAGAGGCCATGCCAAAGAAGACACTCACCCGTGTAGCTAACCAGCCAAAGGTTATGCACAAGAAGGACGGTGATCTATCGTCACATGGGGAGAAATGGGTAGCACTCTGTAAAGAGTATATGCAGCCCGTTACAACTCAATCTTTTGTCGTTAAGACAGGAGAAGAGAGGGGAAACCCTAACAGCAACGACCAAGTAAAAGACTGGTTATATTCACTGGGGTGGAAGCCTCGTACATATAAATTCCTAAGAGATAAGGTGACAGGTGATGAACGACAGATTGAACAGGTACGAAAAAATGGAGAGTTATGTCAAAGTGTCAGAGAGCTTGCAGAGGTTGACCCGTCTGTTGATCTTCTGGATGGTCTCACAGTTCTTACTCACCGTGCTGGTATTCTTAAAAGTTTCCTAGAGTGTCACAAGGACGGATGGCTAGAAGCTAGTGTAGCTGGTCTCACTAATACCTTTCGCTTCAAACACTTTCGCCCACTGGTAAACCTACCTAGCGTAGACAAGCCATACGGTGATGTTATCCGTGGTTGCCTAACGTGTCCTGATGGCTATGTGTTAGCTGGTGCTGACATGACCAGCCTAGAGGATACAACTAAGCGACACTACATGAAGCCACTAGACCCTGAGTACGTAGAACAGATGAGTAAAGAAGGTTTTGACCCACACTTAGACTTAGCTCTACACGCTGGTGTTATCTCACAAGATGACATCGACAAGCACAACTCAGGAGAAAGGTCACTGAAAGCACTACGTAAGAATTACAAGGTGGTGAACTACAGTGCTACGTATGGTGTAGGAGCGCCTAAGCTGGCCCGTGAGACAGGTATGACCCAACGTGAGGCTAAGACCCTACTAGAAGCGTTCTGGTCACGTAACTGGGCTATTGAGAAGGTGGCAAGCACACTACGTACACGGGAGCTATTTGGTTCTATGTGGCTCAAGAACCCTGTGTCTGGATTCTGGTATAGCCTACGTAGTGATAAGGATCGGTTCAGTACACTCAACCAAGGCACAGGTGTATACTGCTTTGACAGTTGGGTTAAGGAGTGTCGTGGTATGGGTCTGGAGACCATAGGTCAGTTCCACGATGAGATCATAGTTTTAACAAAAGAAGGAGATGAAGATAAGGCAGAGAATATAATGCAGATGAGCATTAACAACGTGAACCATGAGATAAACTTGAACGTACCATTAGGGACAGATGTTCAATTTGGTAACACGTATGCAGACATACATTAAAAAAAGTAAAATAAATGTACGAATTAGTGTTACAAATCTCAAAAAATGTCCCTATAGTATATTACCAACATAGTGCTGTAAACCCTACAGCTTAAACAAGAGGAAACCCGACTATGGCTAAACACACAATGGATATGGTTCTTGAGTACGCAAAAGTGTTTGAAGAGAACCGTGATATGGGTGGCGACCAAAATAATGCAGCCAAGAAAGCAGCCAAACATAACGGTCAGTATGTGACAAACGCATACTTTACTGACGAAGGCCAGATCACAGAATTACTTGAAGGTGGGCTAGACCCAAAGCCTATGGGTAATGATCGTATCAAAGAAGGTAGTAGCTTTGGTATCGGTAAGTATGTCAAACTGACACGTATGCATGATCACGTTATGACATTTACGGACAAGAGGGGTAACCCGACTGAGGTAGACTTCGGTGGCGCACCAGTAGTTGTCAACATAACAAACGGACTTGAGAATAAGTCTCTCTGGTCTTTTGATGGAGATGGAACACTAGGTAACGGTACTAAAGCTAAGGTGCAGTTTGAGACCTACTCTAAGGGTGCTGGTGTTCGATTAATTGCTATTGCGGTTACAGACCATGTAGCGTGGGAAGAAATTTCGTCAGCAGACGATGAAATCTTTATGGTAGGATAATACAATGCGTATTGAGATCACAGCTTATGCTAACAAAGACGAAGATGGTTTTGAGGGTATGTTTACGTCCCAACGAGAGGATGTAGACGACCTTCAAACTTTCGCTCAACAACTCACAGACTTTGCCCGTAGTATCGGATACAGCTATGTCGTTAACGTAGGTTTTGAATTAGACGATGGTTCAGTCACGTTTGGCACGTTCTAATGGACAGAGGCAAAGTTTTAATTGATGGAGACATCATAGCATATCGTGCAGCCTTTGCCACTCAAGACCTGCTTTCAAGTGACGCTAGGTATAAGGTAGAGGAGCTTGTAGACTACATCTTAGATGAGACCCTAGACCTTCCCTTTCCAACAGAGAGTGAGTACCAAGTATACCTAACAGGCAAGACCAACTTTAGGTTCGATATTGCTAAGTCTTATCCCTACAAGGGAAACAGGTCTTCAGCAGAAAAGCCTGTCCACCTTGGTGATACTCGTGACCACCTAGAGGTTAAGTACGGGGCTATTGTTAGCGACAACGAAGAAGCTGATGATCTTATTGCTAAGGGGGCTGCTGCACTAGACTACAACTGTGTAGTGGCCTCTATAGACAAAGATATGCTTCAGCTACCTTGTTGGCACTTTAACTTTGGTAGAGGTACGTGGGAGAAGGTAAGTCCTTACGAGGGAACACGGTTCTTTTACACTCAAATACTAACAGGAGACCGTGCAGATAACATTGTTGGTCTACGTGGTATTGGCCCTAAGAAAGCGGAGAAAATCTTGAGTGACTGTAAGACTGAGGAAGACTTGTGGCAAGCCGTTCTTAAGGCTTACGATGGAAACATTGACCGCATAATTGAGAATGGGAGATTGCTTTGGTTAAGACGGTTGGAAGACGAGTTATGGGAACCGCCGAAAGAGGTCGCAAGTACGGATATAGATCAGGACTAGAGGATCGAATATCTGAACAACTTACAGACTTGTCAGTGCCGTTTAAGTATGAGCAGTTCAAGATCAAGTATGAGGTAAACGAGATTAGAACTTACACACCTGACTTTGAACTTCCCAACGGGATTATCATAGAAAGCAAAGGAAGGTTTGTTGCAGCAGATAGAAAGAAACACTTATTAGTACAGAAGCAATACCCTAGCTTAGACATACGCTTTGTCTTTAGTAATAGTAGGGCAAAGATAAGCAAAGGTTCCAAGACAACTTATGCCATGTGGTGTGAGAAAAATGGATTCCAGTACGCAGACAAACTCATCCCGAAGGAGTGGTTAGAATGACGTTAGGTAGTACAGCGGTAGTCTTTAGTTGTGGTCACACAGACCCAGACGTAAGCAACGAAAGGTTCGATTGGTTAGGAGAGTTGATATACGACGTTAGACCTGACTATGTTATAGACTTAGGTGATGGTGCGGATATGCGGTCGTTAAACTCTTACGACACTCGTTACCCAGAAGCTATAGTAAGTCAGTCCTACCAGGATGACATCGAACACTACAACGAGGCAATGAGTCGTCTGAGGGAAAAGCCTAGTGTACGAAAATATAAACGACCGTTTTGGGTTGGCTTTGAGGGGAACCATGAGAATAGAATTAAGACTGCTGTTAAGCACGACCCAAGGGTAGAAGGGGAGAGGTATGGGGTTTCGTTCAAGCACCTACAAACAGACCATTGGTTCGACGAGTACCACGAATACACTAATAGCGCCCCCACCATTCATAATTACGATGGTGTTGACTACGCTCATTATGTGGGGGCTGGCAATTTTGGTCGTGCCATTAGTGGTGTTCATCATGCTTATGGGTTACTACAAAAGCGCTATCGCTCTTGCACTGTTGGTCACAGTCATAAACGTGACCTTTATTTTAAGGACGATGTTGGCAGCAACGGTGCTATTGGGGCCGTTATCGGTTGTTACAAGGGTGCTGAAGAAGGTTGGGCTGGTCAATCAAACAAGGAATGGTTCAAAGGCGTTCTCATCAAAAGAAATATTTGTGATGGACTCTACGAACCTCAGTTTGTTAGTCTTGAGACACTACGACGGACATATGGGAAATGAGGTTGAAGCTGCACTACGTGGTGAAACGAAAGGGGGAACACTTTGGGAAAAAGGTCGGACTACGTAAGGCGAGAAAGGGATGCTTACTATACACCACTACCTGCTGTTGAGCCTTTGATTTCACACTTGCCTTACACGTTTGACTACGTAGAGCCTTGTGCTGGAGATGGACGCCTAATAGATCATATTAGTTATCTTACGGAAGGTCATGGGGAATGCTTGTATGCCTGTGATATTGACCCAAGAGACCCACGGGTTGTACTACACGATGGGCTTTCTCTTGATTTAGGTGGGTATAATGTCGTTGACTTCTGTATTACCAACCCACCTTGGGACAGGAAGTTCTTGCACCCCTTCATGGAACACTGGATGCAGAGGTGTCCCACATGGTTACTCTTTGATGCAGACTGGATGCACACTAAGCAATCAGCCCTTTACATGACCTACTGTACTAAGGTAGTAAGTGTAGGTAGGGTCAAGTGGATCGAAGGTAGCAAGGGTGTAGGCAAAGACAACTGCGCTTGGTATCTATTTGATGCTTACAACAAAACACAGACACAGTTCTATGGAAGGAACATATGATAATGATTAGTCAAGACGATATAGATGCGTGGGAAGTTCAACAAGACAAGCCTGTAAATGACTTGAATGACTACCAGAAGAAAGCGGTATCCTTTGCTGTGTACCCACCTACTCACAAGGTTCTGTATCCCACTCTAGGCTTATGTGGGGAAGCAGGGGAAGTGGCAGAAAAGGTCAAGAAACAAATTAGAGATGGTGTTTTTAGTAACTATGAGTTAGCAAAAGAATTAGGAGATGTCCTCTGGTATCTGTCTAACACAGCTAATGATATCGGTTACTCACTTAAAGAGATAGCTAATATGAACATAGATAAGTTAACAAACCGTAAAAATAGGAATGTAATTAAAGGATCGGGAGACAACAGATGAAGACTAGGTGGGTCAACAATATATTTGTACGGTTTATGAGGTACTGTATTATGTGGTCAGAACATAGGGCAGCAATCAAAACACTTAATAAACTGACAGACGCTGAGTTAAAGGACATAGGATTGTCACGGGGCGATATCGACCGTATGGTCTGGCTAGAAGAAGATAAGCAAGAACGAGGTAAAACACATGAGTAATCTACTACCAACAGACTATCAGACTTTCATTGCAACCTCACGGTATGCACGTTGGCTAGACGAAGAGGGTCGCCGAGAGAATTGGGCAGAGACAGTAGGTCGCTACATGGACAATGTTGTAAAGCCTATTGCTGGTGATGACACATACATCCGTTCTATTGAGGAAGCTATCCTTAATCTTGAGGTCATGCCATCCATGAGAGCCTTGATGACCGCTGGGCCAGCACTCTCCCGTGACAATACTGCTGGCTACAACTGTTCTTATTTGCCCGTAGATGATCCTAAATCTTTTGACGAGGCTATGTTCATCTTGTTGTGTGGTACAGGTGTAGGGTTCTCTGTAGAGCGTCAGTACGTGTCTAAGCTACCAGAAATACCAGAAGATATGTTTAATAGTGGTACAACGGTTCTTGTTAAGGATAGCAAAGAGGGTTGGGCAAAAGCACTACGTCAGGTAATTGCTCTGTTATACAGTGGGGAAATACCAAAGTGGGATGTATCTAAAGTACGACCAGCAGGTGCTAAACTGAAGACCTTTGGTGGTCGTGCTAGTGGCCCTGCACCATTGGTTGACTTGTTTAACTTTGTTATTCGTACCTTTACTAATGCTAAGGGACGTAAGCTATCTTCTATTGAGTGTCACGATATCATGTGTAAGATTGGTGAGGTAGTTGTTGTAGGTGGTGTACGTCGTTCTGCTATGATATCCCTGTCTAACCTAAGTGATGACCGTATGCGTCATGCTAAGAGTGGGTCATGGTGGGAGAACGATCCTCAACGTGCTTTAGCTAACAACTCTGTAAGCTACACCGAGAAGCCTGATGCAGTGTCTTTCATGCGAGAGTGGATGTCTCTAGTGGAAAGTGGCTCTGGTGAACGTGGTATCTTTAACCGTGAGGCTTCTAAGACACAGGCAGCTAAGAATGGTCGTCGTGATCCTGACTACGAGTTCGGCACGAATCCATGTTCGGAAATAATTTTACGCGGATACCAGTTTTGCAACCTAACGGAGTGCGTAGTACGTGCTACAGACACTTTAGAGACACTTGAGAAGAAGGTACGCCTAGCTACCATCTTGGGTACGATCCAGTCGTCCTACACCAAGTTTCCGTACTTGCGTAAGGTATGGCAGAACAACACAGAAGAGGAACGTCTACTAGGTGTCTCACTAACAGGGATCATGGACAACCCACTAATGACGACAAGTAATAAAGGACTAGATAAGACCCTTACTCATCTCAAGCAAATAGCCGTGGATACTAACGCTGATTGGTCTAAACGTCTTAACATTCCTGTCTCTACTGCAATCACTTGCGTCAAGCCATCAGGAACAGTTTCACAGTTAGTAGACAGCAGTAGTGGGATACACGCTCGACACTCTAAATACTACATCCGTACTGTACGTGGAGATAACAAAGATCCACTGACACAATTCATGGTGGATCAAGGTATCCCTAATGAACCTGACGTAATGAAGCCTGATGCTACGACAGTATTCAGCTTCCCTATGCAAGCTCCTAAAGGTGCAGTTACTACAGAGGATATGTCTGCTATTGACCAGCTTGAGATGTGGATGGCGTACCAACGATCATGGTGTGAACACAAGCCATCCGTGACAATTAACGTCAAGAAAGACGAATGGTTTGAGGTAGGTGCATTTGTGTATAAGCACTTCGATGAGATGTCTGGTGTGTCGTTCTTGCCGTACAACGAACACACGTATCAACAGGCTCCTTATCAAGAATGTTTACCTACTGATTATCATATACTTTTAGATCAGATGCCTAAGAATATTGACTGGACTAAGTTGTCAGAGTACGAGCAAGAGGACAACACAGCAGGTAGTCAGACACTAGCTTGTTCTGGGGATAGCTGTGAGATTGTAGACTTAACTTAAGGTGTATCTATGTATACTATAATAACTCGTAATCAATGTAACTTTTGTGATACAGCTAAAGTCCTATTGAAAGGAATGGGACAAAGCTACACAGAGTACAACATAGAGACCTCTAGTTCTAAGTGGGTTCTGACTTTACTTAAACAGGCAGGTCATAAAACTGTCCCTCAAATCTTCTCGTCAGATGGTACACACATAGGTGGGTGTGCAGAACTAAAAGAACTGGCAGGAAAACTTGAGGGTAGTATTTAATGGACGACTTTCCCGACAAGCCAAGGAAGTCCAGACGTAAGACTAACTATAAAGGTGCGAGTAGTAAGAAGACATCAGGTCTCTATGCTCGTACCAACAAACAGAAGGAACTAATAAGTGCGCTTAAAGAAAGCAATCAAATCTTTATTCTTGGCCCTGCTGGTACTGGTAAAACGTATGTTACGGCGACTTACGCTTCCGACCTCTACACGACGAAACAAATCGATAAAATCGTCATCACAAGACCTCACGTTGCCGTAGGTAAGGAGCTAGGATTCTTAAAAGGAGACCTCAATGAGAAAACTATGCCTTGGGCTTTGCCTGTCCTGGATGTTCTGGAGAAGCACTTGGGTAAAGGAACGGTCGATACAGGAATCAAGAATGGGAACATTGAAATGGCTCCTCTTGCTCTCATGCGGGGCCGTAGCTTCGATAATGCCTTTATAATCGTGGATGAGACACAGAACATAACCACTCACGAATTAAAGATGTTGTTGACAAGAGTAGGCGAGAACACTACTATTGTGCTTAATGGTGATGTGCAGCAGTCTGACCTAAAGGAAGCTGATGGTTTGACCAAGGTTATTCACCTAGCTAAGAAGCATATGTTACCTGTACCAATCATTGAATTTGGAATAGACGACATCATACGTAGCGACATCACAGCAATGTGGGTCAGGACATTTCTAAAGGAAGGTATATGACAGATGTTTGGATGAGGGACGCTAACGTAAGAGCAAACGAAGAGGAAAATTATATGGCAAAATGGGGTGAGATAAAAGAGGGTGGATACTTTGGTGGACCTAAAGTTGTAGAAGAGGATGTAGTAAACAAACCTGCACACTACGGTGATGGTAAGATCGAATGTATTGACTACATGAAAGACAACATGGATCACATGATGTTCATGGGATACTTAGAGGGTAACGCCAAGAAGTATCTACACAGGTACAGGTACAAGGGTAAGCCTGTAGAAGACCTAAAGAAAGCACGATGGTACTTAGATAGGCTAATAGGGGAAATGGAAGGAGACCCATAGTATGTTCTCAGCAATAATACTTGCGTGTGCAGCTAACCTAACTTGTGTGTCGGTAGCTTTTCCAGAGGTACTAGATTCAGAAGAGGAATGCCTTAGTACAATGCCTGATGGGTTCAAGTTCGTAGAGTCTAACGGATACATAGTAAAAGGCTACTTATGCTATCGTTGGCCCGAAGAAACCTAGACAAAGAAAAACCCCCTTGGATTGCTCCTTGGGGGTCTTTTTGTATCTATTTATGGGGTGAGCTACCACTTACCTTGTTGTTTACCCACCAGATAAAATACAAGTGCTAGTCCAGCTATACCTGCCAAGGCCAAGAGTATACCTATTGTCCAGTTGATACAGTTGTCGATAAACTCTTGCTTCTTGTAGACTAACTCTCGTTGTTCCTTACGCATCCTAGCCTCAGTGCGTACTATTTCATCCCAAGCTGAGGGTCCGTAAACGAAAGAGATATGGCTACGGAGTTCTTCCCTCATCTGGGTTGCCTGTTGTTTAGCTGACCAAGCCTCTAGTGCCTGAGATTGTGTGTCAGAAAACATCTTGTACATGGGTGGCTTAGATGCCTTCTCGTGTACAAAATCAAGATCACTCAAAGCCTTTGACCATTGTTGCAACTGGGAACCCATTGAGGATAGCTCCTTGCCCACAGCAAAGCCTTTCTTTAGGGCTGTGTATGCTGTACTGGCTGCTGCTATACAGCTAAGGGGGTCCATTACCTAGCTTCGTCTTTGTAGGCTACTCTCTCCATCATAACCCTAATGGACTTTATATTCTCATCTATACGAGCTAGAGTAAGAGCCTGAGCTTGCACTACACCTTCTAGTGTACTGACACGTACATCTTGCCTTAGCAGTTCTTTCTCGTTGTTCTTGATAGCATTATCCATTGAGGACACATACCACACCAACGATACAGTCTGAATAAAGATAGCTACGACAAAGGTTAGAGGGACAGATTTAGATAAGTGCCATTCAGTTTGGTTTTCCACGGTATCTTCCTAGCGTTATTATTTTCAAAAGACCTTTGCCCATCTCTTGAGGAGTAGGCAGCATCCAACCAAGAACTAATAGTAGGATGACCCAAGGTGGGATTTCGTTGATTGTTAAGTTGTCTACCGATTTAGTGCTAACTTTATTGTCATCGTTAGACTGTTCAATCTCACCAGTTAAGGTCTCTACTACTATCTTTTGTTCAGTGTTCTTTGTAGTACCGATTGTCTGAGTGTTAGTTTTACCTATCTGAGTGTTTGCAGCTACGTTAGTTCCTCCCCCCGATAGGAAACCGAGAGGATTAAGTTGACTACAATTACTTAGAAGGAGTATCGACAGGAGTGCTAATGTTACTCTTACCATTGACATATATCCCAAAGAAGCCAGCACCAGCACCAACGATAACTGAGACAAACCCAGCTTGTGCGTTAGTAGGGTCTGGAAGGTTCATAAACCAGTTAGTTGTTTGGTAGAAAGCTATGCCATACAGAGTGATAATCAGACGGGGCCATATACGCCACTTGTCTAACCACTCAGGTGTCATGGATATTTCTTTCTGTCCAATTCAAAGTGGGGAGCGTCATAAAAACTCTTCCAGTCACCACCCCATACGATAGGAATGTCGAGTTCTTCTGCCGCTTCTTTCATAGCCTCAGCCATCAATTCAAAACGATCAATGTCTTCCCAGTCAACAGGATAAGGAACCATGTCTACAGCATGACCCGTAAGGTGACGGGAGTTAAGTGTAGTAGACTTTCCAGCCTTTACTAGCTCTCTCTGACGATTGATATTACGGATACCTTCAATGACTGTGAAGTCAACTTCAGTTATCTCTATTGCTTTTTTAACTACAGCAACCATGTCTGGGTTTACCCCTGATAAGTTCTGTAGACTACGTGTTCCTAATTTATAAGCCATGTTTTATCCTTTATTTCCAACATTCAAAAATAACATCCCACTTAGTGTTTGTTAGTGCTGTAACCCCACCAGCTGTTTTGGTCTGTATAAAGACAGAGTTACCAGCTATTTGAATATTCGTGGCGTTGACAGACGCAGTATTGCCACGCAGTCCACCCCCTTCGTTATGTGAAGTCAGACAGATAACATCCCCAACAGCATAACCCAAATCTGTTGATGTACATACAATCTTGACTTCCCAGCGTGAAGGTACTGCCCCTAATCCGTGTGCAGCAGAAGTCACAGAAGAGGTAAAAGCAACCTGTGTTGTGAAGTCAGGCCCAGAAGCTGCTGAATATAATGCGATAATAGCAGCCTTTATCTTTGCAGGACTAACTAAACTCTCCGTTGTACCCGTACCAGCTTGCCACGTACCTGTAGCTTGATCGCCTAGTAGACCTGTCTGACTTCCAGCAGTAGTAACGACCTGTGTGTCATCTAGTATTCTAAAGGCATCAGCACTCTGGTCTACGTAACCTATGTTGATCCAAGCATCATCAGCTTCAGCCCTCATCTTTAGTATGTTTGCAGATGTGTCATACCAAAGCATATTCGCATATGTGGTGCTAGGTGCTGTAGTTCCAGACGACGTACTAGCCAAAGCCTTTAAAGCATTATTGATGTCGGCTCTTGCATTCGATGATGTCTGGTTTGCAATATCAAAATCGTGTTGGCTCATGTTAAGCCCTTTCTATTAATACTCTACGTCAACA